TACTTGTGTTAATCAAGCTGGAAAGTTCTTTTTGAGATTTATCTGTCAATACAATATCTGTGGCATCAATTATTTTTTGAATATCTGAGGCATTTTTTAAGCGAGAGCGAATTGCACTTGGATTTGAAATATCCAAATCTGGAATTATTTTTTTATACTCTTCGCCAATTTTCTTTTCGGCAAACTCGACTGCCTCTGACCCAGTTTTTGTTTTTGGTATCTCGATTCCGAGAGGAGATAAAATATCATCTATGGCAACATTGCTGTATTGTGACTTTGCCCTCTTTTGAGCCTCGCCCACAAGTTCTCCGGCAAATGGCAGCACTGTCGCCGCCTCCTCAATAGCTTTAGGAACGCCACCTAGTGCTTGTCCGGGTGTAAGGGGAACACCACGCTCAATAAGTCTTTTGGCAGTCTCTCCTACCTTTGGGAAAACAGCACCCGCCGCGCCGCCAATACCAGCACCAGTGACAGCACCAATTCCAGCACCAGCAAGCCTTTCAGGAATACCACCCTCGGCTACGCCAGCACCATACACTGCACCGCCACCTGCGCCCAAAGCCGCTTGTTTGCGAATAGTTGTTGATGCTATTGTTTTTGTTGCTTCTTTAGCAAAACCGGGGGCTAAAGAAGAGGTTGCCCTAGCAATAGCTGGGCCAGTAGCAGCACCACCAGTTAACAAACTCCCAATAACTGTGGGAACAACAGAACCAATTATTTCGGATGTAATAGCAATCCCTTTATTTTCATCTCTAAAGGATTCAAGTCCCTCACGAATATCGCTCACAAGAGCGTCGTATTCTCCCCCACCAAACTCCTTTGGCAAAATCGAACGAATACCAGCCTCAATCTCATCTGCAAAACCAAATGTCAATCCCTGTAAAGTTGACCGAGTAATACCTTCAGCCATACCAACTTCCTCAAGTGCTTTTTCTGTATTAGCACCAGAGCGATTCAAGATTTCTAATTGTCTTGGTGTTAGTCCGTTAGCCATATTTAACCACCCACAAACTCCGACTTCTCTTTCTCTGAAAGCCCCTTCCAACCCTCCAAAGTGCCACCCCCGGCAAACCAAGAACTTGGCGGCATAATTGTTAATTGATAAGCTGACCTAGGTTCATAAATTGTTTTCAATGCGCTACCAGAGGGTAGTGTATCACGGGCGCGATTATATTCGCCCAACAATTCTTGATAACCACTGTATTTTCTTCCTCTTACCTCACTAATAAGTTGTATAGCGGCTTCAGGGGATTGGAAAACACCATAATTGCCACCAAGAGACATTAAAATTCTAACGGCATCAAATTCAGTCATAACACCGGGGCCAACCACGTCTTCTCTAACTTGACCAATCAGACCTTGCAATCTACCTTCATTTATAGCCCTTGCCATTTCATCTTTTGTGGGAGTCCCATCAAAAGCTGTTGTAATTGCTTGACTAACCTTGTTAAAAAATCTTTCCATCCCCTTTGGGTCATTCTGAAGCCCAACAAGATACTTATCCATAGAATCAAGGGCTTTTTCTTCAGCTGTAAGGGCTTCTCTTGTTGTTTGAAAAAACTTGGAATTAGGTAACTCAGCAGCACTCAATGGAATTACAGCCTCGCCAACAGGTTCTTGGGTGTCCGAAAAAACAGTTTTTCTTATTCGTTTGTCAAAATATGTTGACCTTGGGTTTCCCTCTTCATCTACAACATAACCAAAACCAACAACATCCTGTGGCCTTGGTGTGCCAATAGCATCCATAGAGATTTCTCTAATTTTTGCAGCAGTAAAAGCTTCCTCTAATTGTTTTCTTCGCTCTTGTTCCTGCATTTGTTGACCCATAAGAAGACCTTGACTTAGTGACTGCCCAAAACTGACAGGAGTTCTTGAGGGGCCAGTCAAAAGACCAGACGCAATACCGCGCAACATATTGGGGTCAGCAAGACCAGCACCCAGTCTAGACGCTGTGCCACGAAGCGTTCCAAGAAAATTAGGTCTTTGACCTTGCTGCATACCACTCATTAAAGCGCGACCAGATGCAACATTACCAAAACCCATATCCATAGGAATTTGACCCAATCCAGCAGAGGTTTGCCGCCCCAAAAGAGAAGATGCAGGGATTTGACCCAACGGGGTCGGCTGGTTGCCCAAAAGATTTGGAATGGGCGAAAGATTGGGTTGGATAATACTAACCATAGTTTATGCCTCTAAAAACTACTGACTGCGCCGCCAAGAAGTCCGGCTAAGATTCTTTCTGGGGTGCTTGCTTCCTCACCAAGAAGAGATGCGCCCAAAGCAGCACCGCCCAAGAACTGTTGCCCTGTGCTTGGCTCAAAGTATGGTGTAACACCAGTCGTGACAGCACCGGGATAGCCGCTAATTGCAGCCTGATACTGTGCAAGAGACTGTGCCGGAGCAGCTTGCTCATACTGGAATCGAGAAATGTCACTGGCAAGTTGTTGCTGTGCCAAGTCTCGCCTCACATCACCAACGCCAGCAAGTTGACCAATATCATAATATGCAGCCTGTTGCAGACTTGGAGCCATCCCCAATGTTTGTTGCTGCCTTGCACGTTCAGCAGCGTAGTCTTGGTAAGCAATGTCAGCAGCAGTCCCAGCCAAGGCTTGAGTCATAACATCGGCAGCAGCACCAGAGCCAAGACGACCACGCTGTGCAAGCGCACTCGTAGTTCTAGCTTGAACAGGGTCTAACGCCCGTTCAATCGCAGCACTCAAGCCCGGTGAGCCACCAAGGAAAGTGCCACTCAATACATCTGTTGCATATTGCTGTGCAGCCTGACCAACAGGAACTCCTGAAAGAGCCATTTGCTCCTGCATTTTAAGTGCCTGTTCTGTCTGAGGTGCAAAACCAACAACTGTCTCGCCCGGATAATACTGATACGGGCCTTGCTGATATTGCTTCAAAGCCTCACTCATACCGTATTGCAAGAATGGTTCTGCAAATGCGGGTGGTGCGGTTCTTTGGATTGTTTCTGTTGTCCCTGCTATCTCTGCCATTTCAATATCCTCAACTTTTCCACATAATACACTTATCGCCACGATAAATAAAGTGGCTCTATCCTATCACCAAATAATCAAATGTTTTGCCAGCAATACTGTTCGGCAAATGAGTTACAACAGCAGAGCCATTTGTTCGTGAACTAACATACAACCCAGAAGAACCGCCAGAACCCTGAGTGGATGCAATAGTATTTATATCAACGACAATAGATGGAACTGCTGGTCTAACATAGGGACTTGTCTGGCTTGCCAAAGCCTCTATCTCGACCGTATTATCAGATACCGCCGCAACCAACTCAATGTAATCACCACTGGCAAACTCATAAATCCTGTTATAAGAAAGAGTCCCAGCCCCTCCGTGAGAACCCTGCTTGTCAGTAACAACAGTATGCACACAACTGTCGGCAATGTCTGTTCCATTTTTTCTTAACCAAAAATATGCGTCCTTGTGCTGAGAGTTTGGGTTTGTAAAGTTAATCATTGCACTAACTCTATATTCACCCGCATAGTCAAACGTAATTTGATTGCTGGACAAAGACATAAGATAGGAGTCAATGGTGGTGGCAACACCAAGAACATAAGCGGTGTCAGCAGCAGCAAATGTTTGCGTTACCCCGTGTTTAAAAGAGCCGTATGGATTTCTTACAGAGCCAGCAGCAAGGGTTGTCGGCATAAACAATATAACTGAATCAGCACCAATGCGCCTGTCAGTAATAGTCGTTGTCGTTGCACCACCCGTTGCCAGAGTAAAAGAGCCAGTAGAGTTTATCTTGCCTTCCATAACATTGTTGACCACCTCAGATATTTCACGAGGCGTTCCACCCTGATATGGAAGAACTCTATACTGGTTTGCCATTACCTGCGTCCCTGCAAGGCAGCATCAACATCAACACCCTGCGTTTTATCCCACTCGCCACTAATGTTAAGCCTGACCCTATGGTAACGACCACTAGAGCGAACAGGGATAAAGTTGTCAGAGTTTAGGCTAGAAGCATCACCAAAAGCATAGTCATCTATTTGCCTAGAACGTGATGCCACTTGTCCCGTAACCGTCGTCGTGCCACCCGAATGAACCGTGACATACGGAATGACATTTCTAATAAGGCTATGACTACCCTTCTTGAGTTCGAACTCAGCCGTTTCAATCGTCGCCGCCAATGTAGAGCCTGTAAACGTCTGGATTTTATTGTCCTTGCTGGCTGCAAAAAGATACTCACCGCCACGGTAAACCAAGTCGTCAAGAGAAGCAGGTAATACATCCAAGCTGCCAAAAGCAGCATCAAGTTGCTCAAGAGTATAGCCAGCCGTATAAATAGGCGCGAGATGGTCTGCCTCAACGGACGCTGTTGACCACCTGTCGAGCGCATAATTGTAGATAATAAGTTTGTCAGGCGAGCCGTTAATTGATTCTCTGCTCGCATAACTCCAGATAATAACCTGTCTAAGTGGGTCAGCACAAGCCGACATATTCTTTGCATAACCGCCATCCCAGTCTTGAAGAAAAAATCTATTTATCTTTTCTGCACCAATCGGCTTAGATGATTGACCATCAAACATATAGAAGCCATCATCTGACAAATAAAACACATTGTGACCAACATTAGCAACCGAACCCGGCACACTGCATCCACGATTTAATTCAACCTTGTCAAACTGAAAGATAATCGGAGAGCCAACATAAGACGCACGAACGATTCCACGCTCAAGAAGAACCGTAGCATACTCGCCGCCAACCAGTCCGGTAATCTCACCAAGGTCAGCAATGTCCTGAAAGTCAGCCTGAGTTGTTGGGCTAACAGCCCAGCTTGTTGCATCACCCAAAGCAGACCACTGAGTTCTATATGGCTTTGTGCCATCTGCTGTTGTATTAGTAAATCCAGTCATCACAAAATCACGCACAACTGCAATGTATTTTGCTTTTGGTGCATCTGCACTTAGGTCGGAAAAAAGACCACCAGCCGCAGCAGTAATCTTTTGTATCGGGTCGCCAAAATTTGTTGCAACCACAGTTTCACCAAACTGCACAAAACGAACCTTGTCCTCCGCATTAGTGGTATAGTTGCCAGACTTGCTAACATTGTCCAGAGAGTTATCCGAGGAGTCAAACTTATAAATCTTTGTGCGGTCGGCAGCGTAAAGAGCAACATTGCTGTCATCGTCACGCGCAGCAAAAATGCCAACAATAACACCATCAGCAGCACCACTAATCGGCGCAACATCCTTTAGGCTCGTATAGCCTGTCATTGAAGGAATGACGTTGTTAGCAACAGTTGTGCCGGGATTATTTAAGTCCGACTGGTCGGGAAGAAACTCGCCAAATCTAATCATTGCTGATACCAAACCTCATTGCCTTCACTTATTTGTGACCAAGTTTCATTACCCTCTGCCACAACACTCCAAGATTCTCCGCCCTCTGACTGCTCTGTCCAAGTCTCGCTTCCCTCAGAAAGTTCAGACCAAGACTCGTTGCCCTCCGCAACTACTGACCAAAGTTCACCAAGAATCTCCCCAGTCAGTTCACTTGTTATAACACACGAAACTGAACCTGCGCCACTAGCCGTAAATTGAACCGAACCATCAGCCGCAACTGAAACAGATACATCACCGCTAATTACAAGAATGGTGTTTGCCGTAGCCGTAGCTGTGCTTGCTATATCGACAGAAGCATCAACGCCCCGCACCAATGTAGCATCTGTGCTTTCTGTAATAGAAATGCTTACAGAGCCATCCATCGGCGCGATAAACTGAGCAATCGCAGCAACAGAAGCCGCACCAGTTACAGAGGCATCTACAGACTGAATCCT